CTGTTCCATCAACGAACCTCGTCCAAGACTGCTATAGGTAGTGCTGGCATCTTTGAAGCTAACACCAGGATTGCGCTCTCGCAGCAATTCCACGTACTCGCGGTACGTGCGCACCTCCTCAAAGGCAGGGATTTCAAGCGTCTTGCCCATCGTCGGCTATGTCCTTGTTGGCGTCGTTCTCTGCGGCTTGCAGGCTTGTGTCTGCGGCTTGCTTGGCCGTGATCTGTGCCACGACGATGCGGGCGTCAATCTCGCGGTCGAGCTTGTATCGTTGGAACTCAAGTTCGGCGGCGCGCTCGGCCATCCGGTTCTGCTCCTTGGCTGCGGCAAGTTCGCCTTCCATGCGCAGCTTGAACGCGTGTTTCTCGGCCTCGGCCTGCTGGCGGGCTTGGTCAATGTGGATTTGTGCCTCGGCCTCGACTTGCGCCTTAAACCGGGCGTTCTCGGCGTCCATCTGCGCTTGCTGCGCCTTGAGCGTGGTCTCGCGCTGGTGCGCCTGGTCGTCCAGTTGCGCCTTGACGATGGCCGGGTCTTGCTGCTGCGGCTTCGGCGGCACGTTCTTGGGGTCGGTGAAGAACAGTTCAGCGTTGCGGTAGCCCAGCGCCTCGGTCAGCTTGACCTGCGCGTTGTAGACGTTTTCCGGCGTGGCCGTGCCAACTTGCAGGCCGAACTGCTGCTGTGCGCCAAGTGCCATCAAGTGCTGCACCTGCTGGTCTTTGTTGCCGGTGCCAAGGCCGACGTTGATGGTCAGGTCGAACTGGTTCGTCCACTCGCGCGGATCAATCGACACCCACTTACCGCCCAGCTTGGCTTGCTCGGCCTTGTTCTGGTATTGCGTCACCAAGCGCAGCATCTTGCGGAACAGGTCAGTGAAGCCCGTCTCTGCCATCGTGCGCGAAATCATTTCCACGCGGGAGTCGGCGCGGTTGGTGATAATGTTCGACTGCGTTGCCGTCTGCGACAGTTGCAGGCCGTTGCCGCCTTGGCTCTGGCGGCTCCAACCGGTCGATTCTTCGGCATCGATCTCGGCGCGGTCCATGATCGCCATCGCGCCGGACATGTCGCTCATGCCCTGCTGAAGCGGGCCGACAGCCGTCGGGTCATCCACCCGCACCACGCCACCAGGACGGCTTGACAGTAGGTCGTCAAGGTTCACTTTCCCCTTGACCGCATAGTGCCGACCGTTGACTTGCAGATGAATGTTGTCCAGCGCGGCACGGTGCAGCGAAGTCTTGACCCGCTGGTGCTCCATCGCCAAATCAGCCAGCGACAGGCCGAAGAACCGGTGCGCCAGCGGCACCGAATGCAGCGCGACGAACGGATGCTCGTCCACCTTCGTCCGTTCCAGCAACTGTTTGCCGGAACGGACGACTTTGTTCCATTCGGGAATGCCAGTGCCGTCGGCATCACACTTGACGTAGCATTCCGTCACCCACACTTCGCGCAGGTCAGGATCGACCGCCGAAGCGCCTGGACGCAACGACATATCCTCACCCATCACGCCGCTGCGCTCGGTCGATTCCGGCGTTACAAGCGCCGCTTCGTCCGACTCCAGCGCGTCCACATTCGAGTAACCGGCAGCGCGCAGGTAGCCGATGGTGCGGCGCACCTTGTGGCCCTTGAACGTGTCGTCTGCCAGCCGCTTGCAGTTGCGGCTGATAAGCATTTCATCGTAGGGAACGTTCTCGATGCACAGACGACCGCCCGTTTTGGTGCGCTTGACGGTGATGTCGTACAGCATCGGGGTGGGTTGCGCGGCAAAGGCTTGGTACTGCGCCTGCGCCTGCTGGAGCTGCTGGGCCGCGTTCGGGTCTTGCGCTGCGGCCTGTGCCATCTGCGCAAGCTGGGCCTGCATCTGCTGCAAGGTGCTCGCCTTCTGCTTGGCTGCTTCGGCGTCCTCGTAGCTCTTCTGCGCCGTTACCTCAATCTCGGTGTCGTCCAGCAGGATCGCTAATTGCTCCGGCGCTTGGCCGCGATATTCCTCGGTCGATTCAATGTCCGACGAGTCCCACCAGACCTTGACGAAGCCAACCTTTTGTAGCAGCGCGTCACGAATCCATGTGGAAATGATCTGGTAGCCAGGATTCTTCTTGCGGAGAATGTGGTTCAGGTACTCAGTGGCGAGTTTGGCCTTGTCAGCGTCGTCCGGCGTGGTCTCGGTGAACTCCACCACGTTTTCCGTGCCGCAGAACGTCTTGATGAGCGGGCCTTCCATGCCCAGCACCGTGTTGCGCACGGTCGTATCCACTACGGACGAGCGTCCTTCGATGGATGGCGGCGCAAGGTCACCCTTGGCCAGACCAAGAAAGTAATACTCGGCCTTCTGGCGCGATGCCGCAATCTCGCTGGCGCAGAACGCGCTAGCGTCCTGTATCTCCGCGTCGGTGAGCGTGCGCAGCTCGTCTTCCGTCAGGGCTTTCTTGGTCATTTGGGGCGGGGGCGCTTCGCAGCGATACCCGATAACTTAGCTAGTTGATGTGATTATAATGCCAATTGGAAATTCTGATGCAACATTTTTATGCAACACTCATCTTCGGATAGTTCAGCTTGCCGCCCCAATCCTCGTTGCTCATGTTGTCGGCATTGATAGCCAGATAGCGTAGGTTATCGGCGCCGTGGCTCCACTCGTCGTGCAGCGGGGCTCCAGGCTCTTGCGTCTGCTGGTTGATTGAGCGGCGGTAACGCTTGGCGCACTGTACAAGGCGCGAAGTCTTGGCTTTGTCGAAGTACATGCGCCCGAACGCCATGCGGGTGACACGAATCCCGTCCTCAACGCTCATGTTCGGCGTGATCTTCACGTTCCAGCCGAGCGCCTGCATGATTTCCTTTGCGCTCTTGCCGGTCTGGATATTCTTGTGCTCACCGTCGTGCGGAAGATACACATTCCCCCAATTGTATTGCTTGAGCTTGAGGTCGGCTGAGTAGCTGTCCAGCGTTCGCCGGTTGTCCTCGATGTACTCGATAATCCGCAACTCGGACGAATGCTTTTGCACTAGAGAAATCGCCATCGCATCGTTCCACCCAAGGTCGAACACAACGTGCACCTTGAGCATCGGGTCGTAAGGAACGTTGCAAATGCGCTTCTCGGCCTCAACCTTTGTCATTTCGTCGTAGTAGATCGCGCCAGCCACAGCAGGCTTGCACTTGCCGCCCCAGATGTTGTCGTAGTCCTTCGGCTGCTTGGCGAGGCAGTCTAGCCGCTCCTGCTCAAGCTTGTCGGTGAACCACGGATTGTCCGAGTAGTTCATCTGCGTCACCACCGCGCCGGTCGGCGGGTCGGCCACGAACATCTGGTAAGTAACGTCCGTCTCCAGCTCAGGGTTGAACGTGATCCAGATTTCGGAACCGGGCTTGCGGATAGTCGGGCGCAGAACGTCCCATGACTTCTTGCTGACCGCCTGGGCCTCTTCCACCCAGCAAATATCAACGCCCTCGAAGGACTTGATGGTGGTAACCGTGTGCTGGGCCAAGCCTGAATAGTTGATCGTGGTGCCGTTCTTGCCCCGAATCTCGTAGGCCATCACATCATAGAACTCGCTCAACCCAAGCTCGGCAACTTGATCCTTGAGCAAGGTATGTACCGAATCCTCGATGGATTTCTGCACCTCGCGAGCGCACAGAATGCGCAGCGGCTTCTGAGCGCCCAGGATCAGTAGCGCACGAGCAAAGCCCCAACTCTTGCCGGAACCTCGTCCGCCATGCGCCACCTTGTACGGTGCAGGCGCAAACAGGAATTGCAACTTGTCGGGGAACTTAGCCGTTTGCATCCGGCTTTACGAACTCAACCTTGATGCCGGTGAACATGTGCTCACCGTTCGGGCCTGCACCGTTGACCTGGAGAGGCAGCAGCTTCGGGTAGATCGTACCCCAGAACACGCGCTCATTGGCCGGGTCTTCGCGTACCCACTCGACCATGCGCTTCGCGCCACCTAGTTCCTCTGCCGCTTGGGCAATGGCATCCTTGGCTGCGCGGGTATTCTTGTTCAGTGCGCCTTTCGGCTTGCCGGGGTTGCCTTGCCCGAACTTCCCCGTATTTTTCGGCTTTTCGTCTGTCATGTGCGGGTTCCTTCGCAGGATTATCCGTTTTACCGAATAACCATCGTCGCAAGGGCGCGACACTGGCTAATAATATTCGGTTGTTGCTTAATTTTACATCAATTTCTGCGATGCAAGCACAAAAAAATGCCGCACCATGGGGATGCGGCGAAAGCCTCGGTTATCTGAGACAGGGGAGAGACAGGGGGAACAGGTATGGCAACTGAATACGGGACTCTAACCCGTATTACGCTAGTCCTTGCGCTTTTAGCACCATGCGCCCTAGCTTTGCCTTGCGACTTTCAGCGTCTTACATTCGGTGCTCTTCCGCCAATTCAGCCGCCATACATCTTCCTACTGCCAGCACATCACGCGCGCCCGCGCCAGCTTAGTCGCCCTTTGGCGTTGGCCCGCCTGGAGCGATAGGACACCGGCCTCGTCTTCGTCACGCGCTGCGGGGATTATTCGCCCGATCCACCGCTTGCGGTCGCTGATTGCCTTGCGGAATCCAGTGTGGCGGCTGGCCTCACCCAGCCAACGCTTTCGCGCTTTACCACGTTCAATATTCTACGCCTATATTCACGTCGCGCAACAACTTTGTAGCAGTCTTGCAGCCCTGCGGGATGTGCCGGTCTGGATGTGCCGGACGTACCTTGGCGTGAGCCCGTAACGCTTTGCCGTCACCTTCGTCGGCTCCTTGGCAGATCGGATGAGCAATACCTCAGCATCCGTGATCTTGAGCTCGCGGGGCTTCGGTGGGGTTCTTTCCGGCCTCTTCGGCTTGGCGAACATGCCTTCTGATACCCCGCCATCGAACGGCATTCCTGCCAGCTCGCGCACGTACTTAGTCGTCCAGTCGGTGCGATCCATGATCTGCACCATCAACCACGAGCTTACTGCCAACTTTCGCTGCCGTGTGCGGGTAATGTTCGCTTGGTGGCACTCTAGC